TCCGTGAGGGCATGAAAAAAGCACCTGCTTGATTATAAGCAGATGCTTTTTAGATTATTTATCAGCTTCACTCTGTAATATCTCAGCTAATTCTATCCATGCGGTTATGGTAAAAGACAGCTTTGTATTCTCATATGAATACCGCCATTCTATAAAATCGTCATTTTCTGCTTTCAAAAAATCAGTAAGACAGTTGTATGAAATGTTGCTAAATTTTGAAAAAACAACTTTTTTATTAAATGCTGTTTCTATTGAGGCCTTTTTATTCTGATCTAACGCTTGGAATAAATCATATATACCATGCAAACCTTTAAAGGTTCCTGTACTCTTACTAATAAGTACTTTAAGGAACAGTTCACATGAAAATACAGTATTAATTGCACAAGGGGTCATCAGTATCATTTCATCGTTGTTCTCAGGTGCGTTCAAGACTTTGGCTGCTTTTAGAAATGCTTTTGCACTTGCTAATGCTTCTTTTTGCTGCTCAGAATCCATAGAGTAAGTTTTCGCCATAACCAAAACTCCTTTTTACTAAATGTATTATAATCTTTATTATACCACATATTAGCTACAAAGTCAATTGTCAAAACGCATCGAAATCCGCCTGCCCAGCAACCTCATGCCAGCCGTCATATTTGTCATTCTCCCGTTCGGTGAACATATCATTCACCAGACCAATGGTCAAAAAATCCAAATCGCCCATTGACAAACCAAGCTGAACGCACCGCAACAAAAACAGCGGTGTGGTCATCGGTCGGTCAATCGGGCGATGTTTTTTTTAGACTTGACCTGTGTTTCTACATTCAAGCCCCAGAGGTCAATCAGCTGTGGCAGGATTTCGTAAATGCTGAACGTGTTGAACTGTTCCAGCCATTCATCCGGAGAAGCCGGAATGGCTGCATCGGCGTGTTTTGCCATGATATAGGCGATGTTCTCAAACACCTCAAGGCTCTCGATGTCCAGTGCAGAGGATTCCTCTGTATTTTCTCCCACAGACTTTTGCAGTGCTGCAAAGTCCTGATAAATATCTCTGCGAAATTTCAGACGATACAGTCTGGGAACTGCCGCACTTGCCTTAAACGGCACATCAATCCCATCAATGGTGATGTTCTTCTGAATTGCCATGCTGCACCCTCCTTACGCTTTTACAGATGCTGCGGATGCTTTACCACTCTGTACAGCGGCAGCCAGATTTGGCATATATACCGCCTTGTACCAATTCTCATAAACCTCGGCATCCGTTTTCTCACAGGTTTTAGTTTTTACCAAACCACTGTTCAATGCCGTTGCGGTCAAAGACAGCGTTTCTGTTTTAACTTCCTTTTCGTCCTCAATGGTGCTGGATTCTGTTGCCGGACGAGAGGCAGAACAACAGAACAGACAGTGACGAATCTTGTTCTTGTCGCCGCTGAATTCAAACAGCAGTGCAAACTGGGATACTTCCGCAGTATTGGTTTCCGTGAGAACGCCCTTTTCATCCAGCTTCTCACCGAGAATGTCTGTCGCAAACTCAAGCGGAACCAATGCAATTTCAAGATCGCCGGTGTAACCAGAGTTATTGTTGATCACATAGTACACACCATCGTCAGCGTAAAAATTGGATGCTTCACCTTCTGCATCGATAGACAGCGACACTGCACCGGGAATGCGAACTGGCTTTGCAAAAGTCGGCACACCTTCTTCATCATAAGAGGTGATTTTTGCATAGTGAACTTTGTTCAGACCGAATTTTACCTTGTTTTTCTCCATTGCCATATAGATCAAACCTCCATCTCATAGAGCACTTCATACAATTCTTCCGAATCAATGAATAGTTCTGTTTTTGTGTAATAAATTTCATGCTGGGAAAGCACTGACTCCACCTGTTCTTCCAATTCCGGCAGTTTTTTATCCGTGTACAATTCAATGTCCAGCTGTTTGCAACTGAAATATGCCACATTATCTGCAGAAAATGGATTCTCTCCAGGAGAGAGAAACAACAGAAAAGGCGGTTCAGGACTTTCGCCTTCCGCATAATGATGATAGGCGAAAGGCAGCCCCATCTCTTCCATCATTTCTGCGATTTGTTCGTAGGTCATGACAAAGCCTCCTCAATTAAATGCTCCAGCAACTGTACACCGTTTTCTTCCGCAGGAGCAATATGCGGTTTGCCGGATACCCGACCACCGCCACGCTTGGCATGCCCCTTTTCCAGAAGATGTGCCAGCTGATACCTGTTTTTAGAATGTACTGTCATCTCTAAAGAGTGACTGTTTTCGCCAGTCTTTTTCGTTGCCCAGCTTTTTGCATATTTTCCGGTATCCTTCGGGGCATTGGCGGAGATCTCGTTTTTCACTTGCGTGGCGGTTTTCCGGACAGCCTTTTTCATGGCAGTATCCGCAAGGTCTGCATATTCCTGTAAGCCCTGCATGATTTCCGCTGCAAGATTGTCAATACTGGTCATTTTGTCCTGCCTTTCTGGCTTCTGCAGTAATTTTCAGATAATCCTTGTGCAGATAATCCGGTGTAACACTGGTGATGTTGTATGTGACATCCCGAAACAAGATTCGGTTGCCTGTTACAGACGGCATCCAGTGCTGGTTTTGCCGAATGAGAAATTCCAGTGTTTGTGTTTCTTTGGTCACACCAGCATCCGTATGCTCCACAGAAGCTTTCAAAGTAACTTTTGCCCAGCAGGAAAAAGCTTCGTCCCATACGGCGGTGTGATTGCCGATTTCATCGGTAACGACACGATTCACCAGAAAGGTGATTCTCTGATTGAGTGTTCCAATTTCCATTACATCACCCCCTCTCGCTGTGCAAACAGCATGGCACGAAGCGTTAACGTCAACTTGGAAAAGTCTGCGGTATTGCGGTTTTCATAGAGATAAGAAACTGTGTAGAGCATTGCTGTCCGCACCACATCTT